TCAACAGGCGCCAATGCTCGAGTTACACCCGGACAGGATAATCCTAATATCAATCGTTTAACAGGCAAACCCAATGCAACACAGGTTGCGCCTAGCGATGTTAAACCAGTAGCACCTACAGGTTTTAGTAAAGAATGGTTACAAAAGGCAGCCGATCCTAATCGAACCGGTAGATATATGATCAGTGTTGAAAAAGCACAAGAACTGTTAAGCAAGATGAATGCCGTAGATGAAGCCAAGAAAAAAGGCGCGGACGGTAAAGCATGTTGGGACGGACATCGATACAACGGTACAAAAAACGGTAAAGACAAATGCGTTAAAGTTAGCGAAGATATCGAAAACATCATGAGTGCATTGATCAATAAAATTATAGTAAATGAAGCAGTATCGAATAACCGTAAATGATCTTGTACAAGACAGCAACGATGATGCGTATCTTGCTCCGGAAGATCCTATACACGAACTAAAAGCAGCCGCTATGATGGGCGGCCTGGGGGCGGCAGAACGCCTAGCAGATTATAGGGCTACACTAAAACAACCCGTTGTAGGCAGCAATAAAGGGCAAATACAACGCGAGCAAAACATCAAACCCGGCACAGACGAATGGTTTCGACTTTGGTTTGGAAAATAATAAATATACTATTATGAATATATCCTTAGAACCTCTTCAAAAGATTGCCAAAATTGCTTTTGCCAGTGAATTCAGTTTTTCACTAAAAGCACAGAATTTTCACTGGAATGTAGAAGGTAAAGACTTTTACGAGTATCATCAACTGTTCGACGTTATCTACACAGAAGTATATGGAAGCATTGACGCTTTTGCTGAGAACCTACGCAAGTTACAAACATATACACCTGCTAGTTTAAGTCGTTTCAATATGCTTACCAAAGTAGAAGATGAAACCGAAATTCTTCCACTACAGGCAATGGTACAAGAATTGTTACAGGATAATGAAAAGATGATCATTATCCTAAAGAAGACCTACGATGCCTCAGAAGCCGCAGGTAAACATGGATTTAGTAACTTCCTAGCAGAGCGCATGGATGCTCACGAGAAACATGGTTGGTTCTTACGCTCAAGTTTAAAGGGTGAATAATGCGAGCCAGTGAATTCATTATCGAAGGCGGCATGAAGAAAATGAACAAGATGCACAAGGCCGCTATGAAAAGTACTACTACCTTTCCTGGATTGAATATGAATTCAGGAAGTATGTACACCAATTATAGATTTCACATAGCATTAGCAGGTGCTCCTGACTATCCTACAAAGGCAGATAATTATATTGCCGGAGACCCGTTAATTTCTCCATATACCGAAGAAGAAATGGATATGATCAACATGGCTGCTGCTCAGGTAGGTGCTGGAGAAAAACAGGTATGGAGCAACAAACGCAGTGAAGAATTACCTGGAGTGAATACAGTTAGCCCTATAGCAAATTGGATGAAAAAATGAAACACGAATTTAAAGTTACAAGATCTAAAGATCAAACCGTTTACACACTAGAAAGTGCCACAGGTGGAAGTACAAGTGCAGGCAGTATTGCTAGTGTAGATAGCGCACTAGGCGGCGTGCAACGACGCAATTCCTCAGTCGATAATATCCTTGCACAAGAGAAAAAAGAAACACCACCGCCACGTAACTTTGTGGCTAAGAATGCCAAGATGGGCGGTGCTGGTCAACACAAGGATAAAAAGAAGGCTGCTAAACAAGGTGATGTTAAACACAAGAAGCCGTTGGCAGAATCTTCATATGCTGAAGATTTAGCAAAACAAGTGTTTAACGCAAACCCAAATATCAAAGACGAGAACGCAGTATTAGATGCGGCTTGGCCTATAGCAGTGAAAGACTTGGGTAATAAAAGAGCAATGTCTGTATTCAACTATGACCAAGACTTTCCTAGTGATCTAGTAAGTGTTTACGGATGGTTACAAAAAGGCACATCAGAAGGCGTCAGTGATTTAAGTTATGACGCACAATCTCTTATAACAAAACTACGTCGTGATGTAGAAGAAAAAAGATTAAAACCTACTCCACAGGCAGTATTAGCAGCCGCAAGAGAATTAGCAGGTGATATGGAGTTTGCTCCTCAACTGTTAGTAAAACAAGTATTAGGACAAGGTATGGCAGAAGGAGTAGCCGGCCCAAAAAGTTGCTGGCCTGGACATCGTAAGGTCGGCACACAACCAGGTACTGGTAAAAATGCTGGCAAGCGTGTAAACGATTGTGAGAAGATTAAGAAGGAAGGTATGGATGAAGACCACGAAATTCAAATGGCATCTAGTGAACTACAAGGTATTGCTAAAAATGCTGTACACTTATTAGATCTAGTTCGCAGGTACAGCGAGCAAGATGGATTACAAGCCTGGCAACAAAGTAAAATTACCAAAGCCGCAGATTATCTAAATTCAGTTCTACAAAGCATCAGCGGTGAACAGAGCGGTATGGAAGAAACACGTAATAACTATCACGCCAATACTACAGGATTTAGTCGCGGATCAAGAGATCCCGAAGGACAAAATCTACAATCTAATCAACAAGTTTGGGGTTTAAAGATCAATGGCAATGTATGGAGTAAAGATGGCAAAGATGTTACATTTACTAGCAAAGAAGCCGCACTAAATTCAAGAAACGCTATATTGAAAAATCGCCCTGATTTAGAAATTGGGCTAGTTACTAAAGGTGGGATGCCGGAAGATGCTTACATGGAATCACTGGCAAACATGTTAGAGCGTTCTGTTAGTCAAGCACAGCATAACTTAATGGTAGGTGTTGCACACAATCCATCATTTGCTCAAAAAGTAAAAGTTAAGCAGAAGGTTGGACAAGAGTTTGCTCGTGCAGATCAAGGACACGACATTAGCAAACTACCAATTCGTGTTCCAAAGAAAAAATGAAAATACAAGAACTTCTTTGTGAAGATGACGAATCCGGTGAAGTACACGGCACTGGCCAACTGATTCCTTTTCCACAAGGTACAACTATGGTGGACGTCAGTGATGTCTACGATTGGTACAAATTAGGCATGGTTATCAGTGACCTCGATGATGCTGATCCAGAAACATTTGGCAAAGGCGCTCCCCACACTGTTATAGCATTTGGCAGTGAAGAGGAAGAACATAAAATGTTACCTTTGCTAAAAAGATTAGGTCTAAAATTACACGATATTGACCGTCCCGAAGATGTAAAGAAAGCACATATAGCCAAAAGTATCATTGACAAGATGGAAGAGAACTTTGCTGATGGAAAAAATCCTGGACGTAAAGGACTAGCAAAACGCAGTGGTGTAAATACCAAAGCCAGTGTTAGCAGTCTACGTAAAACTGCTAAAAATAGTTCAGGCGAAAAACAACGCATGGCACATTGGTTGGCTAATATGAAAGCAGGTAGGGCTAAGAAAAAATGAAAGTTACAGAATTATTAGAATCAGATGATTACGAAATACATAACCATGAAAAACTAGATATGATTTTAGTTAAGTTATGTGAAATGGTTATCGAAGCACAGCAAGAAGACGGCGAATACTACGGTATGGTTGCTGCCGGTGTATTAGATCCTGATAATAATCTTGCAGCCTCTGTAAACTACCCACACGAAGATGGCACAAGAGTACACGCAGAAAGAGCCGCAATTGAAGAATACGAAAGTCATTATGGTCAACCTGTGCCCAAAGGTAGTATCATTATTACAACTCTAAGTCCTTGTAATGAAAATGGCACTGAGATGGCCAAGGGAAGATACAAGGAAAGTTGTACTAAATTGGTCAATGAATCAACTGTACACAAAGTGTACTGCGGATATCAAGATCCAAGCCAAGGCAACGATCAACACGACGAACGTACATTTACTCTAGAAGAAACACGCGACCCTGCTATACGCAATCTCTGCGAAAAGTTTGCTAACACATTCTTAGAAAATGATTTAAACGAAACTGCCGCTTGGAGACGCAAAGAAGGTAAGAGCAAAAAAGGCGGCCTAAACGCCAAAGGGGTTGCCAGTTATCGCAGAGAAAATCCAGGTAGCAAACTACAAACTGCTGTAACTACAAAGCCCAGCAAATTAAAGCCGGGTAGTAAAGCCGCTAAACGTCGTAAATCATTCTGTGCTAGAATGGGCGGAGTTAAAGGTCCAATGAAGAAGCCTAATGGTAAGCCTACACGCAAGGCATTGGCTCTACGTAAATGGAACTGTTAAGAAGTCAGGTGCTAATTTGCCTTTGAGCCACATTGGCTGTACTAAACGAAAATAAGGAAAGCGAATAGTTAGGGGTCCTTAGATGCCTTATTAACCACCTGACAGCATATTTATTAAGTAAATATACCATGTACAATTTTATAAAAAAGATATCAGAAGGTAAATCTCTCAAAGAACTAGAGCAGGCAACTTTGCCGTATGCTCGAGATGGGCTAGGACGTAGTTTAAGCAAGCAGGCGTTAGATTACCATTTTGGAAAATTATACAAAAGTTATGTTGATCGGTTCAACAAAGGTGAAGGTGATTTAGATTTCAACGAAGCCGGTGCTTTTTTACACAACATTTATTTTACACAGTTTAAATCTCCAAAAAATTCAAATACTCCCACAGGAGTCAGTGAAGAATTTATTAACAAGCATTTTAAATCCTTTGATAAGTTTAAAGAAGAATTTGAAAAGACTGCCATGGGCATACAGGGATCAGGCTGGGTCTATCTAGCCCGAGATGGTAAAATCAAAACCATTGTTAATCATCAAATCAAACAAGATATTATATTGCTCATAGATTGGTGGGAGCATGCCTGGGCCTTAGATTACCAAGCAGACAAAAAGAAGTATCTTGAAAACCAGTGGAAGATCATCAACTGGGATATTATTAACGCCAAATTATAAAAATAAGTTTGACTTTTCTCCTTGTGCCACTGTATAATAGTACACAAGGAGATTTTTTATGGGCAAAGCATTTGGTGCACCGGAACAAGCAAAGATCAAACAGATTGTTGCAGAAGGCATGACAGTCATGCAAGAGATTCAAGACCTTACAGAAGGATTGAATGAGACAATTAAAGCAGTGGCAGAAGAACTAGAAGTCAAACCTAGTGTTATTAAAAAAGCAATTAAAATTGCACAGAAAGATACGTGGGATCAAGTATTCCGTGAATTTGACGATCTCGAAACTATTGTTGATATCAGCGGTCATAGTTTTAGACGTGAAGACTAATGGATCAGATTACAAACACATTTGTAAATGTCTATAACTGGGCCAAGGGTGATTATAAAGATTGGCCTACTCGCTTTGTTCTAGAAATTACAGCATGGTTTATGAGTCTAGGCTGTTCGCTGACACTGGCAGCCGCAGCCACTGATCCTTTGTTTATTTGGTTATATCCAATATTCATTGCACAATGCGCTATCTTCGGATGGGCCGCTTGGACACGTAAGAGTACAGGTATGGTAGCAAACTATGCGTTATTAGCCATTATTGATTTAATAGGCTACATTAGACTAATAAATATGTAAGAGAAAGGTTTGATCAGCCATAAATGATCGTTGAGGTATGTGTGAGCCGCAAATTACACAAGGAGTAAAATATGAGTTATGTAGATGCTCGATGGGATCGAGAAAAGGACATTGTTCAAGTTATTGAACGTGATCCAAAAAAAGGCAGAATCTATCAAGAATATGCCGCCAAGTATATGTTCTATTACCCGGATCAACGGGGAAAGTATAAATCCATTTACGGAGAAAACCTTAGTAAGGTAACTGCACGTAATTGGAAAGAATTTATCAAAGAACAGAAAATTCACAGTGGTCACAAGTTATACGAGAGTGACATCAACCCTGTATTCCGTTGTTTAGAAGAAAACTATCTAGGCAAGGATGCGCCAAATCTAAATGTAGCGTTTTTCGATATTGAGGTGGACTTCGATCCAGAACGTGGTTATAGCACTCCTGAAGATGCTTTCATGCCAATTACTGCTATTGCTGTTCACCTACAATGGTTAGACACGCTGGTATGTCTTGCAGTCCCGCCAAAGACTCTTACAATGGCACAAGCAGAAGAACAAGTCAAAGACTTTCCTAACACTATGTTGTTTGAAACAGAACACGAAATGCTGGATACGTTCTTAGACCTTATTCAAGACAGCGATGTACTCAGTGGTTGGAACAGTGAAGGCTTTGATATTCCATACACTGTAAAT